CGGTGGCCGCCGGGGCAATCCGCGAGCCGGTGCCGAGCGCGGCGACCACACCGAGGGGCTGGTTGGTGCCGGACCCGGTGGCGAACGCCGCGGACTCCAGCCGATCCCGGGCGTCGGCGAGCAGCGTCGGCAGCTGGGTGCCGAAGTCGGTGTCGTCGAGGGACTCGTAGGAGCCGAACACCCACGCGACGCCCTTCTGGGGCGTGACCTGGATCTGGCCGAGCAGCGGCGAGTTGTCCCCGGCGGTGCCGGCCTCAGTGACCCACGCCGCGGTGACGCCGGCGGAGTTGACGCCCTGCCAGGCGTTCGACGTGGTCTGCACGACCCGCGACACCCGGCGGAACGGGTTCGCCGACGCGTTGTTGGTGAGCACGATCGACGGGTCGAGCACGTAGGGCAGGAGGAACCCGCCCGAGGCGTTCGTCAGGTTGATCGCGCGGAACCGCTGCTCCCCGGTGGACGGGTCCTCGAGGTAGGCCCGGAACGCGTCCCGGTACTCGGGGGTGCCGGTCATCAGGATGTGCCGGGCGACCTGCCCCAGCGTGCCCTCGGCCCGCTGGGTGGCGATCTCCGCGCGGGCGTCGTCGAGCTCGTACCGCTTGTGGTCCCGCTCGATCAGCATCTTCGCGCGGGCCCGCAGCTCGTCGGGGCCGACGAGGTTCTGCCGGACCCGGTCCATGTCGGCCAGCGGGTCCAGCGTCGACGTGCGGACCGCCAGGTCGGGGGTGCCGCCCCAGCCCGCCGGGGTGGAACGGTGCCGTTCGACGGGCTCCCGGTTCGCCGGCTCCTGGCTGGACTTGTTGATCCGGCGCAGGTCGGCCATCCGCTGCCGCAGCGGCTCGGCCTGCTTCTCGTTGGCGTCCCACTCCTTGATGAGCGTCCCCTGCCACGCCACGTCCTCGGCGGTCGGCTCGGCGATCTCATCGATCCTGGCGAGGTCGAGCTTGATCGACCGCTGACGGTCCTCGATCTCCTGAAGCGTCCGGTACGGGTTGCCGGCCGGGACCGCCGGCTCCGTCGTCCGCTCGATGGCCTCGGTCATCGGCTTGCCTTCCTGATCCACTCGGCACGCGCCTGCTGGATCACTTCGCGGTGAGACCGGATGGAGTGCCGACGGAGCGTCGGCGGGTCCCCGGCGGCGGGTCCCGAGTCGTCGGGAGTGCCTAGCCCCGGCGGGTCCTCGACAGGAGTGCCGGAACGGAAGATGGTCGCCAGACGAGCGATCTCGTCCGGGTGAAGACTCGACAGCATCAGCGCGGCCTGCTCGGCGCGCACACCGACGACCTCGGCGCCGGAGTAGACCGGGAACGGGGCCGGGCCGTACTCGCGGAGACTCGACTCGGTGCGCCGCACCGTCGGCAGTTCCCCGCCGCGGCCTGCGCGGAACCCGCCGCGCGGCACCAGCGGGTCGGAGCGGTTGAACTGGCCGGAGAACGAGTAGGCGGTGATGCTGCCCTCGCGGATCGACTCCAGCACCTCGTCGGCGAGTTGGGAGCGGTGGTAGCGGGTGCGGGTGAACAGGCCACGCTTGTCCGCGCGGATCTCCTCCGGCACCCCGATCGGCACGCTGTGCCGCTCGCTCGGCGTCGCCCAGATCGTCATCCCGTGGTTGAACATCACCGGGATGTTCCAGCCGCCGCTCGCCCGGCGCGCGTGCTCGATCGCCCGGTTGAACGCCGTCGGGTCGATGACTTCCTCGTACTCGCCGTCCTGGTCGTGCACCTTCGCCGGGGTGTCGAACACCGCCGCGTAGGCGTCCACGGTCCGGCCGTCGCCGCCGGCCCGGACAGAGATGTCCTCCAGCGCGAACGAGCGGGTGTATGTCGTCATTCGCTGCGCCCTTCCGTGGCCTTCCTGCTTCGCGTGTGTCGCCGGGTAGACCCCGAGAGCCGCGTGGTGTGCGAGGTTGCAGTAGCCGTGCGCCTGCTCCGGCGTGAAGTGCGCGTGCTCCTCCAGCTGCCTGGTGCACCGGTCGAAGTCCCCTGGGGAACCCCAGCGGATCTTCGCCGCGCCCGGTCCGTGCACCCAATACTCGTGCAGCTTCTCCGCGCTCCCCGGGTGCGGTACTGGCGACTCAGCCATGGCTGGCTCCGTTCACCGACGGCAGGTTCGCGAAGGTGTTCGGCGACGGCAGCTTCGACGCCGGGGTCTGCGCCTGCGTGATCCCTGTCGGCGCCCGCGGCACCCCCGACTGCCCACCCGACGGCGCCTTCTGCACCGTCGCCGGGGCCAGGTCCTTCTTCAGCAGCGTCACGTCGTCGGCGGACAACGCCGCCACCGCCGACTCGTGCGTGAACCCGGCCTGCACGAACGTGATCAACGCGGCCGCCTTCACCTGCGTCGCCTGCGCCCGCTCGAGCTCACCCTGCCGCAGCGCCGCGATGTCCGACACGTCGTACCAGAGCCGAACCCCCGACGCCGGCACGTTCGGGACCAGCTTCTGCAGCGACGAGCACATCGACCGCCACAGCGGCCGGCAGGTCAGGTCGGCCATCCGCCGGATCGCGTCCATGTACGCCACCGACGGCCGGCCGATCGTCAACAGGCCGAGCAGCACCGGGTCGACCCCGGCGGCCGCGCAGATCCGGTCCTCACCGACGCCCTGCACATGCGAGTAGTCCATCTGGTCGAACGTCGACCCGACGACGGTGCCGGTGGCGCCCTGGTCCAGCACGATCGTGCGGAACGCGTTGGTGACCCCGCCGTACCGCTCGGACATCCGCTCGACGACCCGGTCGATCGTGTCCGGCCGCAGTTTCTGCGGGTACTGCACCAGCATGTTCGGCGTCGCCGCATGATCCAGGTACTGCGTCTTGTACGCGGTCAACCCGGAGTCGCCCTGCACGTCGGTCATCACCGGTGTCAGCCAGGAGATGCCGCGGAAGTGCGCCTGCGGGTCCGGGTACGGCGCCCAGATCGCGACCTCGTCGATCGGCAGCGTCTGCGCCGTCTCCGACTTCTCGCCCTGCCCGGGGCCGAGGCCCGGCAGGTTCGTGGTGTTCGGGTCCCAGTCGACGCCGATGACTTCCCGGTAATGCCCGGCCGGGCCGTGCTTGACCTCCGAGATGATCGTCACCTCGTCCGGGGGCATCCGCACCAGCCGGTCCGGCTCCGGCTTCCACACGAACGCGGTGCCGCCGGTGGACGCGTCCTGCTCCATCCGCGCGATCAGCTCAGCGGTGGTGCCACTCGGCCACGGGTGCTCGAGGATCGCCAGGTCCGGCGTGCCGTACAAGCCCTTGTCGACCAGCGACTGCATCTGGAAACGGGCCTCGGACAGCAGCATCATCCGGGTCAGGACGCAGGCGAACACCACGCCGTTGGTCGAGTAGGCCTCCTGGGCGGCGGCGACGACCTGCTGCAGCGCACCCTCACGGGTCGAGTCCGACCCGTAGGTCGTAAGTACCGCAGCGCCGGACGCGAGGCCCTCGTAGTAGCCCTGGGTGCGGTACCGGTCCATCACACGGTCGACGAGCCTCATCTAGCTCGCCTCCACCGTTCCAGGACGTCCTCGTGGGTCGCCGTCACCCGCGCCTGCGTCTCCGTCTCCGAGTCCCGCAGCAGCGCGTCCACGGCCACCAGCAGCGACCCGACGATCAGCAGCAGACCCACGCACCAGGCGCCGATCAGCGCGCCGCCGCCGAGCATCCCGCCGACCGCCGCGAACAGTTGCGCCTGCGGGGTGCGGGCCCGGCGCCTACTTCCGCTTGCCGCCGCCGCCGCTCTTACGGCGACCCGCTGCCGCCAGCTTCGCCATGCCTGCCTTGCTGTACTTGCGCCGGCCGACAGCCGCGGCAACCGCAGCCGGATCACGAGCTCCCGACTTGGCGGCGCTGGCCGCGACAGCCTTGAAGTTCGCTCCGGATCCGGGTGGGGTTCCGGCTGCAGTTGCTCCGGGCTTGCCACGACCGCCACTGGAGCCGCCCTTCCGCCGCCCCGCCATCAGCGTTCGGCCGCCGTCACCGTGTGCCCGGACAGCGCCGCCGCGCCGTGCTCCTGGATGAACGTCTTCGCCTGCGCCTGCTGCCGCGCCGCCGTCGCCTCCGCCGACGCCCTGGCCGCCTCCGCCTGCCGGGCCGTGTCGTTCAACGGCCCATCCTGACCCGCCTGGTAGGCCATCACGCCTCCCCGGCCGGTTCGTTGATCGCCAACCCCGCGTCCCACTCGAACATGGCGCCGTAGCCGCCGACCTCATGGCCGTCGACACCAGACCCCGCCGGCGACACGAACAGCCCACGGCCCTCGAACGCCCGGGAGGTACCGGCGTTCTGCGCCTGCTTCTGCGCCGACCGGATCTCCCCGATCGCGTCCGGCCCCGGCTGGGCCACGTTCCCACCCGTCGCACCCGGCCCCGGCACACCATTCCGGTCCTGCTTCGGAGTCGTCATCCGAATTCCTTCCTCACCGCGTCCTGGTCGCGGGGACGTCGGCCTTGATCGCTGCGCTCCACTTACTGGCAGCGAACTGGGCCACGATCTCGCCGCTACGGAAGACGATCAAGTCGCCTTCGTCGGTGCGGAAGTCAGCGTTCTCGATCAAGCTGACACCGCCGATGTGCGTTACGCGAACGTCCTGCATTGCTCCTCCATTGGCCTCATTGGGTCCTTATGGTTTGTCCTCAGAACACGTAGATCCCGATGTCATCCGGCGCCAGCTCCTGCGACGACACCAGCACCCACAGCGCCTCCGTCGCCGCATACAGCGGAGCGATGTCCGCATCCGAGCGGCGCCGCGACCACATCCACAGCCCGTCACCGACATCACGCCGGCCGGCCCCGCCAAGCGCCTGCATCAACAGCGGATCACCGAGGTGGCGGACCTCCTTCGCCCGCACCGCCGACGCCATCGCCTCGCACGCCTGACCCATCTCCCGGGTCGTCAACGGCTTCGGCTCGATCCCCACCATCGCCAGATCCGGCAGCAGCGCACCAGCCGGCCCGGCCGGGTCCAGCACCCACTCCAGCGGGGAGTGCTTCGTCAGCTCGACGCAGCGGTCCACCACCCAGCCGACGCCGGCGTGATGGTCCACCACCTCGACGTGCGGCAGGTCGTCGTCCCGGTACATCGCCGCCACGATCGCCGCGCTCCGTGAGTTCGGGCTGACGTCGATCGCGTACACCGGCGGCGCCGACGGCGCCGACGTCACATCCGCGCAATCCACCCACAGGGCCAGCAGTTCCTCGAGGTCCTCGTCCGGGTCGTCCCACCAGCCCAGCCGCTCCCGGCCGAACTCCTCCGGCGGCAACGCCCGCCGCTCACCGGCGATGTACTCCGACGTCAGG